ACTCGCCTCCAAAAAAACGTGGAACCTTGACCAACCGAATCACTGCAATGCCGCGGACCTCGTCGCGACGGTACTGCACGTAGACCATGTCACCCTCGACCCGCAGCAGCCGCCCGTGCCGCAGGTGGTACGTGCCGTGCTCGACCCAAAAGACGAGCCCTTCGTCGCTGACGAACTCCGGTGCGATCACAGGCTCCTCCCGTGAAATCCACCGTTGCGAAAAGTGAACGCCTTGAGCCCGCTGCCGGTGCTATCTGGCCCGTCGTGGATCTCGCGGCGTATCGGCCGCTCACGCAGCTCCTGGGCGAGGGCACGCAGCCCCGGTGCGATGCTCAACGATGACGCCGACGCGGCGTCTTCTTCGGCGCTGACGAACTCGGGTTGATACTCCCGCGTCAGCGGCTCCAGGCGACGCTCCAGGCCCTGCTCGTCAATGATCCGATCGACGATGTGGGCACTGGCCCGGATCGCGAAACAGATGTCGGCCTTTCGCGTGCCAGCGGCGTAAAGCTCCACGACCCGAGCGACCACGTCCGCAGGCAGCGGCATCCGCGGCTTCGTCTTGTGTGGCTTCCGGCGACGGTCGCCCCACTTGTGCAACTCGGATAGCCGCCGCACCATCCGCCGAGGGATGCCGCAGTGCTCCGCGATCTTGTCGGCAGGCTCGCCCGCGATCCACAGCTGCCGTGCGATGGCGACGGTGTCCGGGTGAACGAGGTCTGGTCTTGAGCGTTGCATGGGGTGCCTTCCTTGGCGGTGTTTAGAAGGGCAGCACGTTGCCCGTGGGCCACGCTCGCTGGTCGAGGATCACCACGCCGAAGTCGCTATCGACGACGAGCATCCCGTCGGCGTCGTAGCCCGTGACGATGCCATCGGCGTAGCTCGCTGGGCTCCAGCCCTCCAGGCGGAAGGCCACGCCCTCACCGATGGCGTAGCGTGGCGTGCCGTAAACGTCGGCCATACCGGCGACCGCTGCCATGTACTCGTTGCTGTGTGCGTCCATGCCTATGTTCCTCCGTGAAAAGGGTTATCTACGCTGTCGTTAGTTGAACCTATACGCTGCCGTTAGTTCCGTCAACCATTTTTTCATCGGGTCGCTACGGCAGCACCCTCGATGATGGCAATCGCCCGATCGGCTTCCTGGCGGTGTTCGCTGATGTTGACCGTGAACCGCTCGCCGTCGATCGCCATGATGAACTTTTCGCCCTGAAGGATTGTCACGGCCTCGTCACGGGTGATCTCTACGCAGACCATTTTCTTGCGAATCTTCATCTGGACATTACGCACGGTTTCCATGTTGTCCGAGCGGTACCGTGCCGCCTTGATTGGGCCCTTCATCATGTCGTCGGGCAACCAGAGGCGGAACCCTGTGTCGATGATCCCAAGGCCGTAGGCGTTTTCGTCGAGGCGGGAAATCACCACGCCCGCCGTCTTTTGATCGGAACACTGCATTCCGATCGCAATCTCTCGGCTGCCGTCCAGTTCGTCGATCTTGTCGATCACCGTGAACTCGCCAGCACAAGCAACCGCCGCCGCCATCCAAGCCACCATCGCAAAAGTCGTTTTCATCGTTTTGTCTCCTCGTTTGGTTTCGGTCTGAAAGAGTGCCACCCGTTTCGCACCTGTCGGCTGGCCGGGTGGCCCCACCTTGTGCGGTTCAGGTCAGGCGGAAACCTTGACCACCCTCGCCGTGACGTGCTGCGGCCCCTTGTCGAACCACCAGCCAGCCAGGCCGGGGCTGCGGCTGTTTGCCCGAGACTGAGCCGCCTCCAGCGTCATGCGTGTGCAATCGACGATCACCCGGAGAAAACCGTCATCGGCGATGAAGCCCACTACGACCACGTAGTCGTTTCGCTCGGCTCGCTTGCCGCCAATCACGCTAGCCTCGATGCCGATGCCGTCTTCGACAAGGTTGACAACTAGCAGCTTCGTCGCTGAACCGCGCTTGATGCGGCTCACGCTCACGTCGTTCACGGCGGCCGCCACAATCCCAGCCGCGTCGATGTCGTTGGTGGTGGAGTTCATCGTTTCGTCTCCCGTTTGCGTGTCGTTCGTTTCCCGTCTGATCTAATATACGCACTAGCGTTAGTTTGGTTCAAGCCGAGATTCCGATTTTTCTCGGATTTTTTCTCAGGAAGCTTTTCGCCGGGGATTCCGGCCCTTTTTCACGGTCTTGGCGGCACGCTTGCCGACCGACCGGGTGGACAGGCCCTTACTGATCTGGGCGACGAGGTCTCGATGGACCACCCAGGCACGTTCCCCAGCCTTCCAGCACAGCCCCTGCGTTTCCCATTCCTCGTGGCGCTCGCCCAGGAGGAGACGCAGCCAGCCGTCAGTACAGCCAGCCAGCTGTGCCGCTTCCTTCACGGGGAGCCATTCGCGATTTGGGCTTGCCATAACCATACCTCCATGATAGATGCGACAGCGTTAGTTGGTCAAACCGCAAAGAACGGTTTGCTGCGGCGTCGGCCGCTGCGTACCGTTCAAGTGCCGCCCGACCCGTGCGGCCCCTCGATAGGGACCGCAAAGGGCAGGCAAGTGGCGGGGGTAGGATTCGGAGCCCACGCCGAAACGGTCGATACAGGCCGTACAAAACGGCCCGTTATCCAAAAATCGCCACGCTCAGGAGCCCCAGGACACGGCGACGGATTCGCAATCTCACACGGACGTAGGTAACTCTTTTTAAGGAGACCACCCCGTGCGACTCGACGCATTCTTCAACGACGTGTACCGCGTGCTAAAACTCCGCGGGAAATCGCCCCGCTCGGTGCTCCTGCACCAGATCGCGATCCGGAACTTCGGCCGGTGGCTCGAACGCCCGGCCACGCTGGCCGACCTCGACGACCTGACACTCGCACGGTACTTAGACTTTCGGGGGACTCAAGTCGCCCCGCACACCGTGGAACGTGAGCGGAACTCCCTGTGTGCCCAGTGGCGGCTCGCCTGTGACCGCGGGCTCCTGGCGGTGCGGCCGACTATCCAGCCGCAGCCGCTGCCCCAGAAGATCCCCACGGCATGGACCGTGGCCCAACTCGACAGGCTCTTCCAGGCGGCCCGGCACGCCCGCGGCACAGTCGGGCCCGTACCGGCATCGGTGTGGTTCCCGGCCCTCCTGACGCTGGCCTGGGAGTCGGGCGAGCGTATAGGGGCTCTCCTGGCCGCCCAGCGGGAAGACCTGTCCGGCGGCCGGTTGGCGATCCACGCCGACGCCAGGAAGGGCAGGCGGGAGCCCAAGATGCACCACCTATCCGCGGGCTGCGTGGCCCAGCTGCACGCGGCACGGGCCCCCGGGCGTCCCGAGGTGCTGTGGTGGCCGATGGCCCTGCCGTCGCTCTACGATCGGCTCCACAAGATCCTCGACGACGCCGGGCTTCGCGGGAAACGGGTGGCCTTCCACCAGATGCGGCGGTCGGCGGCCACGCACCTCACCGCCGCTGGTGGCGACGCTCAGGCGTTTCTCGGGCACCTGGAGCCGCGGACTACGAAGGCGTACATCGACCCGAGGATCCTGCCGCAGGCGGCCCCGGCGTGGTCGATCCTGCCTCGGCTCAAATAGCAGCAAGGACGGCGACGGCCAGGGGGAGGAACCGACCGCCGCCGCCTCGCGCCTCCCGGGGGGTCAACCGATGCCAAACCTGCGGCCCACCTCGTTCAGTGCCTCCTGACGCTTGGCACAGCCACAGTCGCCGCCGACGACCGCACTGACACGCTCCTTCGTGATGCCGACGGCGGTGAGCCCTGCGGCGACCATGTCGCCCAGTCCGGGGCGAGCGTGCGGGTAGGCGGGGTGCGTCTCGTCCACGACAATGGATTCGCCGTCATCCGATACGATGCAGGCCCGCACCTCCTCCAGCGTGTAGCCACGCTCGTCGCATCGTGCCAACAAATCAGACAGCACGCATGTAATCATGGCAGCGGATTGCAGTCGCATAGCCCGTTGAAAATCTCAACCACGCCAGCACTCCCGGCAGCGTTGCGCGTGTCGATATTAACGGACGTGTATCCTGCTGGCTTTTTAATACACTTACTTACTGATGGTACTCCTGTGCCAGTGTATAGTTCTATGTTTGGTAGCCCGGCACCAGTTATCCAAACCCTTATTCTTTCAGGCGAAGAAATAGACATCGCGATCTCAATCAAAAGGCAAGACTCAGATGACGGGTATGCAGCAGTCGAGGACGGTGCCCCAGAAAACTCAGCAGACCACTCCAGCCGCTGGCTACATATGCCGAGCTTTAGTTCTCCGACCTTAGAAATCGCCGGATTAGAAAACTGCGGCTGAGGGTACGCACCGGACCGCACAATATCAGACGAAAGGAATACCAACCCTGCCTTGCTTGTGTATGGGCAGGTGTTTATTTCCTTCTCGTAGTCCGCAGCCCACAGCGGCTTCAGCCCACCGCCTCCGTTGTCTGTTGTCATCCTTGCGTACAGTAGTGCCTTGCCAGGCAACGACCTCGGCCAGACAACCCAGACGCCGAAGTCTATTGCTACATAGACTCCGCTGAATCTAGTTCCATACCCGGACCAAAAACTCGCACATTCGTTAGCCGTTGTATTAACCCACCAGTCCGACGGCGGGGTCGTGCCTACGGGCTGCGTGCCGATGTTGAATACATTCGGCGGAGCTATAGCCGTGCCATTCGTGCTCCAGATTTGTTTTGATGTAAAAAACGGTTGCGCCCACGCGTCTGCCATTACCCACCCGCTTTGGTCTGTGCGGATACATTCAACGCACACGCAGGCCCCGGTCCCACAGCACGGACACCCCGGCATGAGCACCATCGCTAGCACTCCGCGGAGATCAAATACCACGACCCGTTGCCGCCCTTTGCGACGATCACCCACTTCCCGGTGGCGACGTTTGCAAACTTGTTGACGCATTTCTCTAGCGTCACCGCCGGGCTCGCCGCCGTCTCGCTAGGAGGCGTCCCGCTTTCGTACAGCGTGATCGTGGCGAGCGTGCCCTTGTTCCATGCGGCCGTCGTTTTCCCCAGCCGCACGGGATCGCCGCCGTCGTCGCCGCGGTAGGGATACCAACCGCCGACGCTAGTGTCCCCGACACGCTCGACCGTGCGGACGACGTTTGAAATCCGGGCAGCGTCTTGGCGGGTGAATCCGACGGGCTTCATGTCATATCTTCGCCGGGGGGGAGCCTACGGTCCCCTGGAAGTCGGCGGTGCCGTATGGCTTGAACTTCAGCAGGACGGGATTCGGACCACCAGGAGCCGGGGGCGGATCCATGGCACCGCCAGAGCCGTTTAACGCCACGGGCTCCTTCACGGGCTTCTTGTCCTGCCCGAGGATCGGCCCGAGTTTCGTTGCCGACGGCGTGTGGATGCCGTCGTTGCCGACCTTCTGCACATATCCCCGGTCGATCACCTGGAGATCCCAGCCGCCTTTGAGGAACACGAACTCAAACGAGCACTCGACGTACTTCAGCGGGTGTGCCCCCTGGCCCTCGGTCTTCCATGACCACCGGCTGGAATCGCACATCCACTCGCGGGCGGCACCGCCAGCCCAGGCGGCGTCATTGATCTTTCCGAGGATTTGATCACGCTTGACGGTCATCGCCGTATAGGTCGGGAAACACTTAACGAGCGTTAGCGATGGAGACGGCTGCTTCTTCTCGGCGTCGTCAAACGGGATGCCCGCACTATTCGCGACCGCCTTGCCGTCCTCGTCTTTTGTGAACGGAACCATGACTTGCGACGTGCCACCAGACCACACCGCCTTTGGCATGATGGCCGGCGTCGTTTCCGGGTCGGGCGGCACGGTATCGCTCGGCTTCTGCTCCTGGCGGTCTTCGTCTTTTTGCTCGACCTTCTGATATTGGATCGTCACTTCGTACAGCAAGAGCGAAGAGCCACGCGGCTTCACGTCGAACTTCTGGGCACGTGAGTACGGGTCCTCCGGGTGGGCTGCCCATAAGCCGATGCCGGGGGCGTTCATGATTTCGATCATCGGCGTGGCCGGATCGTCGATCTGCACCGTGAACGATCGGGTGAACTCAAGCCCCGACTTGGCGTCGATCGACAGCGACCTTGAAGCGGCGGATTCTGTGTGTGCAATCACGCTCATTGAAGTGCAAACGCCTCCATGCCTTCGTCGGCGGTGTTATCAACCACCTCCCCCAAGAGCCCGACCATTTCCCGCTGCGTTGCGAGCTGCTGATCCTCGACGGTGTTCTTGTTTCCGTAGATCAGCCGTAGGATTTCCCTATTGCCTTCCTTGGTGCGGGCGTCGAGTGCCGACACGAGCTTCGACGTATCGACCTCAACGCGGACGGGATCGGCTGGCTTTGCGTCGGGCTGTCTCGCTGGAACATCGACAGCATTGCGGGCCGCCAGCATCGCTTCCCGGGCTCGCTTCACAGCGTCCGAGAATGGCGTCGCTACGGCCTTGCCAGCCTCGCTGGCACCATTCCAGGCGTTCTTAAATGCCGCGTCCCGCTCTCGAATGTCCCTGTCGATTCCTCGCCGCAGTTCCTCGTTGAAGAGCTTGGCACTGTTAACAATGCGATCGAGCGACGACGTGTCGAATCCAAGATAAGAGCCGATCGACTTCGCCACGTTCGCCAGGCGGATCACGACCTCCGACAGCCCGAGGACGATCGTGGATAGCCCGGCCTGGGCAGCGTTGAAGACACCCGTCAACGCCTGACCGGCCCGGAAGAACACATCCCGCAGCGTGCTTGAGATGGCCTCCCACGATATAGAAACCTGTGAGGCGTAATCCCACACGGCAGTGAATGACGCCGTGAACGTATCCGCCACGCTGGCGAGGTATTCCGCCCCGGAGATCAGCGAGTCAGCAATGTACTCCCCGACCTTGGCCCCGCCGGTGCTTTGAACGAAATCGGTCCACATACGGTTGATCGCCGTGATCGCCGGGGCGAGGTTCGCTACGACCTGTTGAATCACGCCCTCGATCGACTTCTTGACCAGCGTCCACGAGTCGTTCATGGCCTCGACGTTGGTGCCTTGTACGTTGCTGAGGTTGAGGCCAAGCCTCTCGGCCATTTCCGCCGCCTCGCGGATTCCGGTGGCACCGCTCTGGAATAGCGGCAGCAGCTCGGCCCCCGACTTGCCGAACAGGGCGATGGCCGCGGCCGATCGTTCCGCCGCCGTCGGCAGCGCCGAAATAGAGTCCGCGATGGCGTCAAACCGGCCCCGCGGGTCGAGCTTCCCAAGATCGTCCAAAGACAGACCGATCCTCGCGAAGGCGTCGGTGGCCTTCTTACTGCCCCGCTGGGCCTCAATGAACGCCCGGTCTGCCTTGGTCATGGCACCGGCGAGCGTGCCGACGGACACGCCAGCCAAGTCAGCCGCGAGGGACAGACCGCTCATGTCCTGGTAGGACACGCCCAGGCGGGCGGCCATCTTCGACAGCTGGTCGATCGTTTCCGACGATTTCCCGGCGAACGACGCAAACGACTTCGCCGCGGATGTTATCCCAGAGGCTATCGACCCGAACAACTGGGCGGCGTTGATGCCGACAAGGGCATTTAACGACGACTTCAGGGACGCCACGTCGCCCGATAGCGACCTCAAGGCCGACGCCGCCTGTTTCGTGCCGGATGTCAGGCCGCTCGTGTCGGCGGTGAACATCGCGGATATACGGGACATGCCTGCCATCGGTCACCTTCTCGCGTCAAACTGTGCCTTGATCTGCGGGATCTTCTTCAACTCCTCGATCATCTCGATCTCCGTCTGATTCATGCCGCGGTATTTCCCGCCACCCGGCATGAACCGCTCCTCTAGCTCTCCCTCGACCTTCGCCCCAGCCGCTGCCGCCACGATCGTCGCCAGCCGCCCGGTGCGTCGCCACGGATCACCCCAAGGGGCCAGGCGGTACATGGCCGCCCATTCCCAAAAGAGGTTCATCGGTAGGCGTTCTGCAAATGCGTCAACGTCCCATTCTTTCATCTCCAGGGCGAGCCGCATAAGGAACTCACGCAGCGGCTCACCCTCCGTCAGTTTTTTTCCGCTTCCTCGATCTTTCCGTCCACCTTTAGGACCGTGCGGCAGCATTCCTTGTAGAGAAACACCACCGACGCGGCGTCCTGCATCAGCAGCTCAAGCGCCTCCGAATCGGTCAGCATCCGCGTCCCGTCCGGGTTTGCCAAACACACGCCGATGGTCTGCACGATCGTCTCCGGTGGCGGCTCCCCACCACCGACCGACATATTCAACGCGACAACACGCTGCCATTCGCCGTACGACGGATAGCGGAGTAGCACCGAATCCGGCCACCCCGGAACCGATACCGCGACCGTCCCCCGCGTCGGCTTCACCCCTCGAAGTTGTTCCTTTGTCAGCACCTCATACCCCCGTTAGCTGAAAACTAGCCGTCCCCTCCACCACCGCGTTCACGGCCGCGGTCATGTCGTAGCCAAGAAGCATTCCGTTAAGCGAAAACTTGATTGTGTTCTGCGGGTGTGTGACGACCATCGTCTGCACGTTCCCGACCATCGCGTCACCAAGTTTCCCGACCCCATGCCATGAGATTTCGACCGTGCCGGGAGTGATGTCCCCGGCGATCAAATGGCGGATCATGCCCGAGTGCGTCGCAGCCCCGTTCGCCCCCGTGAACGACTTGTACGAGCTAGCCAGCCCGGTCACGTCCTCGGTCGAAACCTTCGGGCTGCCGTACTTGAAGCTCGTGAGGCTTCCGAGAACGATTCCGCCCCACGAGACGGTCAGCCCCTGGGAGTCCTCGATCAGCGTCCCATGGCCGAAACACCTTGGGCATTGCTGAAGAGCAAATATTCCGGTGCCGCCGCATTTCGGGCAGGTGTAGGCCATGCCTGCCTCCTAAGATCACGGCGTATACGAAGCGTCGAGAACCGTGAGGTCGAACTTTGCACTGCCCCGGATCACGTCGTTCACCGCCGCGTCGAGTTGGTACTCGGTGCATTTCGCCTTGCCCTTGATCTTGAGCTTGGCCCCGAGGTCGATGTTGTGTTCGGCGTTGAGTTCCGGCTTTTGGAGATCGAGGAAGTCGATGCTGATCGTGGCAATGACGCCCGTACCGCCCGACGACGTGACCTCGTTCAGCGGGGGCGACTGATAGACCTTGTTACTGCCGCTGGCGAGACTCAGATCCGATACGTCGATCTGTGCCGCACCGGCGGCCGATGTCGAGCCGCCGCCGAACGTGACCGATACCTTCGTGGCCTTGAACGCCACGGCGTTAAACGTGACGGTCGAACCCTGCGAATCCGTGAATGCCGGACCTCCTGAACTTGTGGTCGTAGGACTCGCCATGTCACGGTTCCTCGTAGAATCGGATCTGGAATGTCATTTGGACTGTGTACGCGACCGGCGTGTCGGAGCCGCTTTCAAACGACGGCTCCGCGTCAGCCTCGTCGGTCAACTCTGTCGACGTGATCGTCACGCCAGACGCTGATCCCGTGAAGTTATCGACGCCGGCTCGCACCCTGTCGGCCAGCTTCTTGGCGTCCATGTAGTGGGACGCGTAGACCTCAACCGTGAACGTCGCCAGCGGGCATCCGGCGTTGTCTTCCAGCGTCCGCTCCCGGAACGTCTGCGTACGCGAGAACGCAACGAACGGCAGGGCCGCAGCACGCGGCACGTACGCCGGATAGGCACGACAGCCCGACGCCGCCTCGATCGCACCGGAGAGCCACGATTCGGGGAACGCCATCAGCGACCCCTCCCGGCAAGATACCTCGGCAGGTAACGCTTGGCGGCTTCGAGCGATTCCGTTAGGTGCCGCTCCAGGGCGATAAGGCCGGTGGTCTGGGCCTGTCGTAGCACGCCGTTGGCGAAACCGGTCGCCGGGCCGCGGCCACGATACGCCCCGGTCTTCGTGTAGCGGTCCTTCGTGCCGTCGTTCACGATGATGGCGTGGTAGCCCTTCTTACTCTTGGACCGGCCGTAGCCGACGCGGGCGTAGGGCTGGCCCTTGCCCACTCCGCTCCGTAGGAATCCGGTGACGATGGTCACTGACTTCTTTAGGTTGCCGCTCAGTTTCGGGGCCGCGGATTTGAACGAAGACTCTAGGTTCGTTTCCTTGACGGCCTTGCGGATGGCAGACTTTATGAACCTCCGCTGGAGCGTCCGCGGCAGTTCCTGGTAGCCCTCGGCCAGGTCGCGGAGTTGCCGCTGGTATCCGGCGGCGTCGAAGCTGATCATGCCCGCTCCTCACACATGACTTCGTGTTCTTCGCGGTAGCCCCGCTCGACCACGCTCGACACGTAGAGCAGCCGGTGGCCGCGGCTCTCCCAGCGGATTCGCATTCCGCCAGCGAGCCCCGGGCAAAACGGCATCCGCACCATGTGCGACACCGTGCCGCCGGTCTGGCTGTTGATTTGCTGCTCCGAGTAGCCAATGGCCTCGACGCTGGCCCGCCGCTGGGCGTACTCCCGCCACTCGATCTGGACGGATTCGCCCATCTCGTTTCGGCGCTGCTCGGCCGCCTCGATCACGACCTTTTCGCGGAGCGGCCCTCTGGGCAGTGCCATATCAGCACCTGCCATTCCATGAGACGGACCCGAGCATCTGACGAACCGCCAGGTCTTCCCGCAGGATCACGCTCGGATCGTCGCCACGCGAGCCGTACAGCTGGGCCACCATCCGCATGATCGCGGCCTTCACCGGCATGGGCACGCCGAGCGGGTCCACCGTGCCGCCCCACCACTTGATGGTGGCATTGCCGTCGCAGCAATACCCCGAGATTCCCCGCAGGAGCCGCACGCGGCCCGGCAGCTCGTCCGGGTCCACACGCAGATCCTCGTCATTCACGTACGAGATCGATCCGTCGTCCTCCTCGTAGGTGATCATGACCGAGTGTTCATCGTCATAGAGCAGCGGCGGATACGGCATCTCGACGCCGCGGCACGTGCAGGTGTTCCAGTTGGAAAACTTCGCCTGCCACCGGGTCGCCGTGAACGTGCGGCTCGTGAACTCCTCGGCGGCGTACCGGCACGCCGAGATCAGGGCCCCGATGTAGGCGTCGTCGTCTGCCTGCTCAGGCAGGAGCCGTAGATGCTCCTTAGCCTCGGCCACCGACACGGGCTCGACCGCTGGCTCCACGATCCGACGGACCGACCGGAAGATGCTCGGCGTCGTTAGGAGCGTATACACGTCAGCCCTCGTCGTGAGCGATATGGGCGGTTCTCTTGTTGGACTGCTTCGCCGTGGCGTGCCGAACCTGCGGCCTGTCGCCCTCGATGACGGCGACGCCGTGGGTCACCAGCTGCTCCGCTTCGTAGTCCGTAGCCTCGCGGACTTCGCCCACGGAGTACGGGCCCAGCGGCTTCAGATAGCGAACGAGTGGCACGGTGGCCTCCTTCGGGTATGAAAACCCCGGGCACGCCGCAGGTAGCGACGACGTGCCCGGGGGTGGCGAAGGCTGACGTTATGCCGACTTGAGGGCCGCGAGGTACTTGGACGCCATCACCGCGAAGGCGTAGCGAGCCGTTCCGACGAACACCGTCTGGTCGTACTCGATGGCCCGCTCCCAGCTGGAGCGGATCGTGAGACCACGCTTGTAGCCGATCGCGGCGGCCATCGAGAAGTCGCCGTAGACGGCGTACGTCTTCGCGGGCAGGAGCGAGGTCTTGATGACCGGCGACCCGAAGATCGTCTGGGTCACGCCCTGCGTCACGTTGACGCCAATGGCACCGGCCGCAAGGCCCATGACCTTGGTCCAGCCCTCGTCGCTGACGAGCCAGACACGGTTGCCCGCCATCGGATCGACCTTGCCGATCACGGACGCGATCTCGTCGATCGTGACCTTGCCGGCGGCGGCCGTCGTGACAGTCTGCCCGGACGGGATGCTCGGGACGATGCCCGCGAACCCGATCTTGGCGTCGCCCTGGATCAGCGTCTTGTCGAGCTTCTTGGCGAACGCGTTGCCGATGGTGCGGGTGACCACCTGGGCCACCGACACGTACGCGTCTTCCATCAACTCGTTGGAGACCTGGGCCCGAGCGCCCATCTTCTTGAGATCGAGCGTAGCCCGCTTGGTGTTGGGCTTGATCGGCAGGATCTCGCAGTTCTCCTCGTACCAGTCGGCTTCCTGGATGTCTTCGCCGAGCGGCACATACATGCCGTTGGTTCCGACCTGGAGCCACGTCGCCAGCTTCGCGGCGACCGACTCGTAGTTGATGACGTTCAGGATGCCCCGATACATCTCGTGGGCGACGAGTTCCGAGCCGCGGCCGTCGTACAGGGTCGACTTCTCGCCCATGCTATCGGGCTCAAGCGTGTCGTTCACCCCGATCGGGTGCGTCGACGCGGTGACGGCACGGATCTCGCGGATACGGCCGTGGGCCAGATCGACAAGCGACTTGCCGACCGCCTCGGCGGTCTCGATCTCGAATCCCCGCTGCTCGCCCATGATCGGGAGCGGCTTGAGGGCGGTCGCGGTGACGGTCCGCTTCGGGGCGACCACGAGCCCGGCGTTCGTCACGCTGGCGGTGCTGCGGGTCTCGGCCTGGGCGAGGACTTCCTCGACCTTCTCGGTCCGCTCGATCTGGTCAAGGACAGACCGGAGTTCGGTGGCCTCGGCGTCGACGGTGGCAGCCTGCTCCTCGGTCGGGGCGGCGGCATCGGAGAGGGATCGGACTTCGGTGGCGAGGGTCGCCTTACGCTCGTGGAGCTTCTGGAGTGCGGGGGTCATCGTGTCGGTTTCCTTGTGAGGGTGCCGAACGACGCCGTCGCCCGGTTTGGGGCAATCGTCGAAAAACGAAAACGACCCGTGAAGTTACTTCGTCGGATTGGCGATCTTCTCAACGATCGACCGCACCTCGGGATCGTCGCGGACCAACTGCGTGAGCTTCACGCCCACGAGATACCAGAACTCCCGGCCGGGCTCCTTCTTGAACTGACGCAGCACGAACGCCGCGATCTCGCGGAACGCCTCGGCCCGTGCCGGCAGGTCGGGTGCCGTCTCGGCCTTGTGCAGCATCGCGAGGATCGGCCGCCAGTGCAGCACCTCCGTCACGTCGTCGATGATGCCGCCTACGGGCTCGGGAGCCGGTCGCATAGGTCATCCAGTTGTTTCTGAATCGCCATGAGGAGGGCCCGGTTTTCGTTCTGTAGGTTCGTGATTGCCTCGACGCGACGCCCATCTTCGGCGTCGTTGCTCGTGATCTCTTCCTTCAGGAGTTTGTTGGTTTCAGCGATGGCCCGCACGGCCTCGCGGTATTCCGCCATCAGCGGCTCTAGCACCTTGGACGCGGCCCACCACCCGCCGACGAGTAGCACGACAGGGGCCAGGCCGAACCGGTCGAGGCCACGCATCAACTGATCGGTCGCCTGCCGCTGCACCGACGCCGGGGCCTTCCGCCTGGCTCGCGGCTTAGGGCGGGCGGCGTCTAGGTTCCCTTCGGTCATATGGCTACGGGCGGCTGCGTGCCCTCATGTAGAACCCGGCCGCCAACACCGCACCGGCTACGAGCAACGCTAACGGGCCGGGCTCGGGCACCACAACCAAATCGTATTGAGAGCCGTCAACCACACCGGTGCGGATCTCCCAGCCCGACGACGCGAACGTCTGGAAGTCGATCACGTCGCCGCTCGCGGGCGTGGACCACGACGCGTTGATGATGCGGAGCGGGATGTTCTTGAACCCGTCGACATCCACCGGAATCGGTGCCGCGGTCCAATCGGCGGCCGTCAGCGTTTGCCCTGTGATGAGCCACTGTTGGGCGGTCGTGTTTGCCATCTGCCATTGGAGGTCTGGGGCCGCCACGGCGGGCCGCAGCGATGCATACGAGCCGACCGGGTTGGCTGTTCCGTTGGCGATCCATCGGCCTGTCAGAGTTCCGATGGCCGTCGTCGTGGTCGTGCTGGTTGGAACGAGGGTGATCGTGCTCATGGGATCGGCTCCAGGGTACAGACACCGTTTCTGCACACCTTGCGGTATGCAATGGGTTTCGCCGCGGCCGGTGGCGGCGTCGGTGCCGCTGGCTTCGGGGCCTCGGCGGCCTTGAACGCTTCGGCCTCCGCGGGCGTGTCGAACGCCGCCGCAGGTTTCTTCCCGGTGCCGTTGCACGCCCCGCATTTCACAAACACGGTGCCGTCACCGAGTTTTCCGGTGCCGCCGCACTCCTCGCAGGTGTCGCCCTGGTCCGGCTTGTCTGGGCTCGGCACCTTCAGCGGTGGAGCCTCGCGGGCCACGTGCAACGCCAGCCACGCCCCGAGTCGGCACTCCTCGTGCAGCGTCAACGCCGGGGCCGTGGGGCCGCAGCCCGCGACGAAGATCACGAGCGGCAGGAGGCGTTTCATATCAACGCCTCCAGCCCGAGATCAGGCAGTTGCCGCGGCTCCCACTTTTGAACCGTGTTCACGGCCGAACAGAACCGCGACGAGATGTCGGACCACTTCGCCCAGAACGAACCCTCGGGGATTGAGTATTCCGCCCCGCGAATCTTTGTCGGGCCCGAAATCCACGACTTGCCCCACGAGTTTTGCACGAGGATCAACCCGCCGCCGTATTTCTTCCGCGTCTCTTCGCGGTCGTCCACGCCCAGGTAGGCGAGGGCGTGCGACCATCGGCCACTCCTCGACGATACGCCGTCCTCGTTTCTCTTCGACGAGAATCCCTCGCCGCCGCAGCTGGTCAGTGCGAACCCCGAGGCGATCATGTCGCGAACTTCCTCGTAGGACTTGCACCGCGTCACCGTCGAGACCTTGTGGCCGCCGAGGGCCTTGATAACGTCCTCGGGCGGGCGGTTGCTGCCGTACTTGTGGGCGGTCGCCTTGGAGTACTTCGTCAGATCCCAGTTTGCGTCGGGGTGGTTCCGGCGGCTCACGGCACCGATCTTGCCGATGGCGACTTCGAGGGCGGCCTCGCACGACCAGCCGTCTCCCGAGTAGCCACGGCACGCGTAGATCGCCTCCGGGGCCAGCACGCCCTGGGAGATGCCCTCGGGCACCGTGATGGGCGGCCCGGATAGACCGTGGTTGATCGCGGTCGAGAGCGTTCCGAGGATGGCATTCTTGGTCGAGTGGCTGACACAATCGCCCACAACCTGGGCGGCACCAGGCAGCGCCGTGCGGCCGAACGCCTTGAATATCTCCTCAGAGATCAGGCAGAGCTTCCCCTGGCCTTGCTCCATGAACCCGTAGGCACCGGCGACCTCAGACGCCTCCCACAGCCCGCCGGCCTTGATGACCTCGTCCTGCAACCGCTCGCGGCCTTCGGGATCGTGCCACGCCCCGATGAATCCTTGTGCGTACGCTTCCGCCGGGTTGTCGAGTTCTGCCGGTTGAAGCTCCCACTTCACTTTCTCAAGACGAGGTAGGTCGGGCACGATTTCACCTCACGGCCTTTCCGGCCTCGATGAGGGCCGACGATACCTGCTGCCGCATGGCATCGGTCACCTGCGTCACGTCCCTGCCCATCGCCTTCATGATCTCTTGGTTGATCGCCGCGGCGACCGCCGGATACTTCCGCGAAGGGTTATGGCTCACGTAGTCGAACTCCGTGACGGCCTTCACGTAACGCTGCAGCTCCTCGGTCGTGTTAACGAGCCCGAGTTTGTCGGCCAAGAGCATTTCCCCGGCGGCGTCCAGTGCCTCGGATAGAACCTCCCGGTCCTTCGCCTCCATCGACGCAGCCGCCGTATGGAGGCTCGACATCGAGCCCGTGTACGGACCCGCCGGGCCGGGCGTGACCGCCGCGGGACCAGCGAACACGTACCACAACACAGCCGCCGCCACCGCGTAACGGATCAAGTCGCCGTTCACTTGGTGGGGCCTCCTCCGATCAGGATCATGGCAGCCTGCCCGAGCAGGTCCGCCGCCTTGGGGTTGATTCCCCGCACGGCGTCCTGCATGTCGAGCACTTCCGTGATGAGCGAGGAACGCCCAGCACCGGCGGCGGAAGTCTTGGGCTTCGCCGCCGCCGGTGCGTGGGACATTTGCTGCTCAACGTATGCCTTGATCTTGGGCCAGAACACGACGGCGATAACCGCCGCGACTGCCAACATCTGGGGCTGCGTTAGTTGCGGCACGAGCAATCCTCCGGGCAGTCGCAGGTGACCGGGATCGCCTGGGCCGTGCCATGGCACGATGCAGACGCCTTCTTGGCCTGCGAGCCGTGGCAACCTCGGGACGCGACCCGCTCGGCACGAGCCGAGGCACGATCAGCCCGAGCATCCGCCCGAGCAGAACGCCTATCAGCCCGCCGCTCCGCACCGGTGGTGCGACCGTGGCAGCCGCTTTCCGCCTGCTCCGCACCGTGGCACGACGCCGCGGCCGGGGCAGCCGAACCGTGGCAGCCCGCAGCTGCCGTCGGTGCCGAGTCGTCAGGGGACGCACCCGCGAGGGCGACGCCCACCAGACCCGCGAACACCATGCCAGCAAACATGAGATAGGAACGCAAAGGATCACCTTCTTTCTGTGGTTGAGGGTTTCAGGACTTCCGTTGACGGCCAGATTCGGGCGCGTCGGTTTCGTCGGTGCCAGGCTCGTAACCGGGCATTGGCCGGCGGTCGTCGGAACGCTTGCCGTCAGCCTTGAACGACGCGGGGCCGTTCTCGGTCGAGGGGGCAACCTTCGTGCCCTCGCCCTTCTTGCCGTCGACCTTTGAATGACCTTCGGCGTCGGTTGTCACCGTCGCGGGGGTCACCATCTCCGTGATCTCGGCAACCGGGACGGCACCGAACCCGCCTGGGATGGCAGGGGCGATCGTGTCCGCAGCCGTGAACGAGAACACCGCCGGGGGCGACTGATTGCCCGCGTCGTCGATGTCAACGAGACGCATATCGACCTCGTCGCCCTCGTTGAACTTGAGACCACCGAACTTGATCGTGGTGCCGGGGGTGTCGATCACACCGGCCTCTTCGCCGTTCACGCGGAGCGTAAGCCGACGGGTCACCACGTCACCATCCGACGGGGCAGCAACAGAAACTTCGTACACCAGAGCCATAGGGAATCCCTCCTCTTTGACGATCCGAACCTCTGCCTCCGGACGTGCCGGGGCACTGTGCCCCGAGATCCACCGCCAGAAGGTGTTGAACATCACCGATACCTCTTGCACGCGTACCACTGACCGCCGGAGCCTTGGGCGGTCCCTTGATCGACCACAGCCATGCCACTGTTGCTGTAACAGCAATTCGCCAGCGCTGACTCCGGGCTGGGCCCTGAGCCGCAGCCCTCGTAGCCGCGGTTTCCGCCGAAGTGGCCCACGCGGCCGAGCCGTGCTTGGATCTCGGCCACGCCTTGGGCCGTCGAGGTGTCGCCGCCCGCCGGGGCCGCAGCGTAAGACGATCCGCTCGACCGCCGCCGTCCGATGGCGTGAGCGTCGCTCATGACCAGCATCACCAGGAGCAGGGCACCCACGCAGCGGGCCAGCGTCAGCACCGCAGCCGCCCGGGACTTGGTCGCCTTCCACCGCTGCGACTCACTGAATGGCACCTTTGCCTGCTCGGCCTGCCACGCCTGGAACGACCGAACGCTTACCGCCGTGGCGTCGTACGCTGGCTGCGTCACGAGCGACACGTCGTACAGGTTCGACGCCTTGCGGATGTAGCGGGTCGTGCTGCCGTCTTCCTCTTGAACGTACCGCTCGTCACCCTCGGCAACCGTGAACGCGAACGAACTGCCAGAAATGTCGCCGCGACGCACCAGGGTTAAGAGATCCCGGGCCAGCGTCGTCTCCGGGGGGTCGATCTCGTAGCGGAGGCCCTTGTCGTCGCTCCACAGCCGGAGCGTGCCCGACGTGGTACGCCCGAGGAGCGAGCCGCTTTCGTGGTTCCACAGGGCGACCACGTCCTGCCTCTTGCGGGCGAGAAGGTGGTCAAACGCCCCAGGCTCGATGACCTCGCGGAACCCGCCGAGGTCCTTGCTCTTGGAGTTGTAGACCGCCGCCAGGCCGCGGATCTTGGGGGCCGACCCGGACCGCTCCTCGACTTCAAGGGGCTCAGTGTCGGCGGTTTCCATGAAACGGCGTTCAATCATTGCTCGGACTCCACGGGGGTCTGTTCAGCCGGGGCCGCCGCTGGCTCCAGGCCCTTCATCATTGGCTGCTCGTACGCCTGGCTGATCGGCCGTAGGTTGTTCACGGGGATGAACGGTTCGTCGGCGGCCTTGGCGTCGAGCGGCGGCAGGTCTTCGAGTTTGCGGACCTCGTTAATCGTCATCACGCCGCTGCCCAGCATCGCCTGGTAGTACGCCGCACGGGCGGCCGAGTCGCCACGCAGCACGCCGCGAACGTCGAGCTGGAAGGCGTAGTCGGGCAGGCCGTCGAGTAGGCCACGAGTGAACGACGATTCGACCCGGCGGCACCACGGCACCAGAGCGTGCATCCACGTCAGGGCCTCTTGTTCAGCACTCGCACCGGAGCCCGGCATCCCGAGCATCGACGGCGGCACCCGCATGGCACGGGCCACCTCGTAGACGCAGAACTCGCGAACCGCGGTCCACTGGGAAGCCTCGTTAGTCACGCCGGGCAGCTGTTTGACGGAAACGCCGTTTGGCAACACCGCTGTACGCCCGGCGTTGCCGACGCCGCGGTGAATCTGCTCCCACTGTTGGCGGAGTTTCGTCAGCGCCTCCTGCGGCACCGGCTGGCTCGTCTCAAGGATCACGCCGGGCCGGGCGTCGTTCGCCCAAAACCGCTGGGCGTAGAGATCCATTGAGCGGGCCTGTTGGATCACACCGGATGCCAGCGTCAGCGGCACCATCCCGGCATATCCGTTATCCGTCAGATAGCGGGTGTGGATGATCCGGTCCGACCGGAACCGGCGGGCGGAATCCGGCTGGCCTCCGTCGGCCATGTAGTCGTAGACGACCTCGTTGGTGACCAGCTGCGACGGCGTCACGTGCGACGGGTGCAGCGGCCACAGTTCCGACACGCGGCCCCGCGAGTCGTAGACCTTGAGCAGGTAGGCGTTTCCCCACGTGGCAACGTGCCCGACGTGCTGCTCCAGCATCTCGTAGGACGACTGCATCGGGTTTGGCCGGTCGTGTACCAGGGTGTACAGCGGGTGGGCCTCGGCACGCTCGCGGACATCGCCCCGAGTGTTGAGCAGGTGAAACGGCAGGCTCGCCACGCTCTCCGAGATGACCCGGACCGCCGCGTGAAACGCCGCCAACTCAAATGCGTGCCGCTGCGTTACGTCGGTTCCGTCCTGCGGGCCGATCCAGCGAATGGGGCCCAGCGAGTTGTCGAAGAACCACGGCCGCGTGAACGCATCACGGACCTCGCTGCGTTTGGGCAGCACGGCCGTAATCGCGGCAGATAGGCGTTCTCGGATCATGCGGCACCTTGCGGATGCCGTATCGTCGACGTATGCAGGGCGACCCGTGAAGTTTGCCCTACCCGATCGACATGATGTCCCACGACGCCACGGTCTGTTCAGCCACCGTCGCCAGCGCCAACGCATTGATCAGAGCGATCACGCCGTCGATCATCTTGCCGTTGCGTTTGTCGGGTTTCACCATCCCCGTAGCGTCGGTGTACATGACCGTGTTCAGGGCGTTCATCGTCAGGATGGGGTTACCTCCGTGGTGCAGCCGCTTCTCGGCCACGATTCCCTCTAGGTACTTCGACGGGGCGTTGAGGCTCGACGTGTTCTGCCGCACGACCTGGACCTCGATGCCTTCACGCTGCAGGAACGTCGCCAGCGGCCCGGCCTGCCACGGGTCCGTGCCCACCTGAACGATCTGGCACTCCCGGCCGATAGCGATGATGTCAGCCGCCACCCGCTCGTGATCGAGCCGGGCCCCGTCGGTCACCGTCAGGAGCCCGTCACGCACCCACTGCGTATAGGGAAACCCGGTGTCACGCTCGCGGATGCCAACCGATTCCGACGGCACCCAGTACTTCATATGCACCGCGTAGGTGCCGTCCTCGTTCTTGGACACGAACGCCGCCGAGGTCATGTCGATATTCGACGCCAAGTCGATGCCGACCCACACGGCACGCCCGGCCAACTCGCCAGGGTCGCCGTCGCACGCCTGCCACCGGGCCGGATCGAAGAACTTCCGGTCGATGTCGCTCCACACGTTGAGCCGGTACCTAAGGAACGACCCCAACTTTCCGGGCGACGTGGTCGCGTCCTTGTACTCGTTGGCGAACGCCTTGGGGTCGATCGTCACGCCCATGGAAGGGTTCGCCTTCTTCCACGTTTTGGGGCTGGCGTAGTCGTCTGTTTCCTTGGCTGCGTAGACGCGACCAAAAAACGTGGGGTTTATGTTTGGGTCACCGCCCCAGCACGGATCGACCCGCATTGCATCTTCCCACCACTCGTAGCCGATGCCCGTACGGTCGTCGCCCGCGGTGCTGATGGCAACACAGAGCGGCTGCTGACGTGCGGCACCGGCGTAGACCAACGCCCGTACGAGATCCGGTTTCCGGTGGGCGTGCAGCTCGTCCACGATGACCGCTGATGCGTTAATGCCTTCCGCTCTCCACGAGTCGGCGGCCAGGCACGTGTACCTGCTGGCGGTCGGCTTATGGACGATGGTCGACCGCGAGTCGATCACCTCCAGAACCCGCGAGAGTTCCGGGTTTGCCCGAACGCTTGCAGCCACGTCCCTATAGATGAGCCC